CTAATAAGAATTATCTTACCTCCACCAAGATAAACCCCTGTGGGAAAGGGTATCTTAACCCCGCCCATAGCAGGCAGCAGAGATCTTTCCTTACTTGAAGAAGGAAGTTTAAAAGATAGATTAGGTAAACCGAAGCTCCAAATCTTATCTTTAAATTTACTTTTCTTTTTTTGGTCTTTATTACTCATTCGACTTTCTCTCAGCCTCCTCATCGTCTCTAGCTATACGAGATTTAATTTCATCGCTCATCAAACTCATGATTGCTGACGCTGCGGCAGTTACCGGATTGGCAAATATGGCAAACGCCAGAAGAATGACATCTAAATGAGGGGCCACCACTGTTGGATTCGATGTAGTTTTCCAAACTATCAAAATTCCCAACGTCACAAATGCTAAGAAAAGAGGCCCAATTAACACAATTGTTATGAATTGCATACCACTTAAAGATGTTTTAGTTCGACCTTCTAAATCTATAATCCTCCTTTCACGGCTCAGGATCTCCTCATTCAGAGCAGTTACCTGACTTAATAAAGACGAATCGTCTTCCTCCTCATCCTCGTATAGCTCCTCTTCCTCTTCGTCTCTTCTCCTTCTACGGCCTCTTCCGGGCAACCTAGCCATTACCCAGAACCGCCATCACCATCACCATTACCGGGACCTGAGTCAGACTGCAAAACATCTTTAGCCAGAGCTATGATTCCTGCAATACAGCCAACTGCTATCTCAGTAAGTCCATATTTAATGCCCATAATCATTCCCGCCCCTAAAACACAAAGGGCTAGAAATATCTGAGGTCTTATTTTTCCAAGGAAAAACGTCAGGTTTTTCATCTAACTTCTCTTCTTCCTTTCCTTGTTCCTACAGACATAACACAACTTGTACCCGCTCTTAATACGGAGCTTTGAACCACAGCTACACTTTGTCTAATGCCTTCTTGCCATTACCTACCAAACCAAAATGGGGTAGCCAGAAAGACCACCCCATTAAATGGATCAAAAAATGGAGTGATCGAGCTGACTCGTATCACCACCGAAACTATTCAGTTGTAAAAAATCTAATAACCTACAATCATTGCTCGAAACTTAACGTTACCGACATTTACACCAGTCGCAACAATGCTTGGTCCTACTGAAGCCAGATCTGCTGGCCCCAAATGAGTTATCACTATCTTCTGATTAACATAATCATATGTTGGAAAATATCCCACATCCCCTGCAGTGGTCGCTGTGCCAGTTCCACTAAGAGTCGGACCTAGCATAACCATATCGAAACCTTTAAGACCAACAGCGGCAGGGAGATAAGCATCTCCTGTTGCAACAACTGTGCCAGTGCAAACTAAGTCTGCAGTAATAACTCTTTTGTTACCAAAAACAGTCTCATGAATCACTGTAGTTGCAAATGTAACAGCCATCTAAATTAACTCCTTCTCCTGCCGCTTCCACCATTACCAACCTCTCCAAGGTTTCCCTCAGATACTTACGACAAGAAAAAACTAGAGGGTTAGGCAGGGCGAGAAGTCCATCAACTGCCCCACCTAACCCCTTTTACCGATTCGACTAAGCGTTCAGGTCCGTGATCTTTGCATGTGCATCGATACGAAGTGCTCGTAGTTCACCAATGGTGTAGAACAAGCCCCTGAGTACAAACGCGTTGGCTTGGAAGAAGTCCCTGTTGTCGATGTACTGCGTAGGAGCAGCAACAGCGAGTTCCAGATACCTTGTATCCAAGACATAAACGTTAGAACCAAGCTCTGCGTCAGCGGCAGTAAACGAAGTCGATACGTCTGGATCTACGATTACTGGAATGCCCCTATATGTGGACACTTGGAACCCAGCATGTGAACCCGGAAGTGTGGACTCGTCTCCAACCTTTACAACGAACTCGCCCCAGTCCATGTACCTCTGTTGTGCCTGCAAGAGGCTAGACAGTCGGTCAAATTGGTCGTAACCCATAAGAATTACGTCGGGATCAGCACCATTCACCCTGACCTCTCGTATCGCTTGATCGAGAAGTGAAAGTGTTAGGTTTCGACCTACACCACTGTTATGAAGAACAGTGGCAGCAGCATTGTAAGCACCTGCGACGCGAGTTGCTTGGTTATAAACATCTGCACCATTAGTTACTGTAACGGCCCCTTTAACAACACCGTCTTGGTTGACAATGTCGTCAATGGAAGTAAACCCTGCACGGCTCTTAACATAAACAACAGCGCCGTCTGTCAAAGAAGCGCCGCCAGTCCAAGTGGCGTCGTCCTGAGCATCCTGCCCTGCATATGTTTGAGCGGTATCCCCTGCGGTGGTCTCACCAAAGGTGTCGCCAATCCTCAGAGTACCTGACGAATTCAGGATCTCACCAGTACCAGAAGCACCAGCGGTTGTAGCGATTGTCTCTGATCGGAGAAGTAGCTCGGAGTTAATCTCCTTGATGTGGTCCCTAGCAGCAGCTTCCTGCTCAACCGCTAGGTTGTCACCCATGCCACCTTCCAACCCTGACATGATTTGAGACTTGAGACTCACACCAAAGTCAGTTGCCATAATTCGTGGTGCAGAGTCTACGTTCTGATACGCCGACACATCAATTGTCGGTATAGAACCAGTCTCGGTTACTGGTCGTGAGCGATTCGATCCTCTGTCGGAACGAATACGCCAACCAGTTGTTGGACCCCACTGGACTTTCCGAAGAATGTTCCAGAATCGGGTCTGGTTGTTGAGAGCATCCCAGACTTTGCGTCCGTATGTTGCCGTAAAGACATCGCTAACTTGCAGATAAGTCTGCTTAGCGAAATATCCGGGCGGCATCATGCTTGAGCGAAGATTCCTCTCTGCCCCTGCAATGTACTGTGCGATGCTAATGTCATTTTGCTGTGTCATTACTTAGCACCCCCTTGCCCATTTTTGGGATAGTAATACAGAGTCTGAGGAGTAAGCTCTCCAGCTTGGTTTCTCATGCCATTGATCCGCTTAAAAGTCGAGCGGAAATCTTCTGGCGCATCGTTACCAAGAACCTGCTCAATGTCGTTAGAGAACTGGGCCTGTGTGTCAACCTCATCGGCTTCGCCCTCAACGCCAATGCGCTGATCTGGAGCAACGTTGCTAGAAACTGATTCTGCTGGAATACCAAGAATGCCTTCGTTACCGGATCGGGTCTGATGTTCTGGGCGAGTTGGTGTCATGCCAAATCCCTGCAAACCCTTTCGTACGCCAGCATTAACCTGTTTGGTCATCCCTTTCTTTATGCCAGAAAGCTCTTTCCGAATCTCGGATAGCTCCTTCTTCTCTGTAGATCGAGCAACCATTAGGTCTTTGATATCTTTAAGGATGGCATTTACGTCCTTGCCTTTCGACATCTGCATGTCATAACCACCTTTATCAATATCTTCTTCTTCCTCTTCGTCGTCTTCGAAGTCGAGATCTTCGTCCTCGTCTTCATTCTTCATCATGTCTTCATGATGCTTTTCGACATCTTCGTCTTCTCCGACGGCGATATCTTCTACTTCTTCCTCTTCTTCTTCGTCTTGCATTTCAAGACCCCGATTCTGAGGAACTCGCCCCGCCTCACCGGGATAGGAGAAACCAGCATTGTCGCCACGAGAGCCACTTTGCTGTACAGGCTGACCATCTACGACATGCTTGGCAAAATCTTCCAAGATCTGCGTCAGTTCGGACTTATGGATATAAGGGTCCTCACCTTGCGACGCGCCTTTGGTCGAATTGCTGCCAGATGAACCGTATTCGGCCCTTCCTTCGCTCTCCCCGCCAGTGATGGGATTGAGCTTGTCTACCCAGTCTGAAGGCAGATCTTTAGCGGAAGCGTCTTCGCCTCGGACATGCGGGGGATAATTTACCCCGTATTCCTTGACGATATACTCTCGCAAAGCCTTCAGGATAGGCAGAAGTTCTGGCTGTTTCGTTGCCATAAGCTTTTCCCTCCTTTTAGGAATTTAATATAACTTACAGAAAAATAGTTCAGATGTAAACAGTTCTCAGAATTTTTACAATTATTTGGTAAAAAGTCTAAATCCGAAGTTGTAGATTAGAGTCGTACTCCATGTGGTCGCCCACATAACAGTCAGGACATGTCTCTGGATCAGGCTTTTGAACAATATCAGTTATATACGATTTCTGATTCATTGGAGATACACAAAGAGTTACTTCATAAATATCTAATTCAGTTACTTCTGTCCAACATTTACCATGATCGCACTTGATTTCTTTCTTTTTTGCATTTCCTGCAATAGAGAAACCACGCATATTACCTTTCATAACTTCGGACATGGCTTTAACAGCTACTTCTAAATCTGTTCTAAACGCAGCTACTACAAACAATCCTTCAGGTCTTACTTCAGTAGTCCAGATCCTTCCGTCTTTATCTACGAACTTTTCCAGTATCTGACCAACCTGAATACCTGAATGGAAGATATTCATATTGGCATATTCAGGATTCGCCATAAATCGTTTAATGGCACGTTGCATACCACCTAACGAAATACGATGTCCTTCCTGATCTACTACATAGTAATTACCCCACCCAGCAACAACTAAAGATCTACCAAGATCCATTTTATTGATCGCATTCTCATTTAATACCTTAAAAGCATCCGACGTACCTAATGATTCAAGAGTGTCAGTACTTTTGATAAAAGGGGATTGCAAATCTTGCGCTGCCTGCGAAAGTATAGACATAGACAAGTTTGTATACTGCTCTGCCGCAGGATCAGTAGTCCTCATTGTGTAGTCATCCTCATCAAAGAATCTTTGTGAAACTCTTTGATGTTCAGGATTTCTTACATTCTTATCTTCTTCATTCTGAGGTTTATAAGTCTCATTACGATCAGCTATCACATAACTACTTTGACCATCACCAATAGGTCTTTGATGAGGTTCCATATATCTAGATTCGCCATAATCTACAGATTCTTTAGTTCTGGTAGTCTCTCCGTCTCCAGCCTGATGACGCACCTCTGT